GTGCTGCGTAGCAACGGCCAGCGGGAACAGCAGCGCCCCGGCGGAAAAGATCGGTGGCGGTGGGGTTTCCAGCGTCAGCGGCGTGTAGCCATCGGGCGGTGTCCAGCCCAAAAGCCGCTTCAGCACGCCCGCAGCCAGCGGCGCCGCCTGCCCGCGCGCCGCGCCACCGGCCGCCGTGCGCGCTGCGCTCTTCACCGCAATCACCACCAGCCAGCGTGTTTCAACCAGTGCCGCGCGGCGCTGGCGGCGCGACTCCAGCACGCGGTAGCCGTCGTAGATCACAAAGGCGCAAGGCATCGGCTTGCCGGCCTTCTCGAGATCGTCGAAGTCCGCCATGCCATAGACCTTGAGCAATTCCGGGATCTCCGCCACGGCGTCGATCAGCGGTTGTTCGAGCCCCAGCATCAGCGCACCGCCCGCGAGAACAGCCGCTCGCTGCCGACCATTTCCACCAGCCCGGACGAAGCCGCCGACGGCGTCGCCGCATCGAGCTTGATCGCCCCGTTGGAGATATCGCGCAGGCTCGCCACGGCCGCCTTGTAGCGATCGCGGACGATGTCCGGCGCCGCGTCGGTGTACAGCGCATAGCGCACCAGGTCGCAGCACAGCCCGACCAGCAAATCCGGCACCGTCGGCAGCGGCAGCACATAACGCGCCGCCAGGTAGCCGTCGATCACCGCGCTGGCGTAGGCCAGCTCGCGGTCCACCACTGCGGCATCGATCACCGCCGCGTTGACGCGGTCGGTCTGCTCGATGAGCTCTTGCAATCCGAAGCGAGCGACCAGATCGGGTTGTGTGGCGTAGGACATCGCTTACAACCCCAGCGCCGTGTATTGCGCCGATGCCCATGTGTCGGCTTCCTGGCACACCACGGCGTACGCGCCGAGTGCAGCGGTCTGCCCGGCATTCAGCACCACCAGACCGGCCGCGGCGTGCGCAGCCATGTGCAGAAACGAAAACTGGTCCTCGGGCGTGTAGTTGTGATCCAGAATGCGTTGCTTGCGGCGCATCTTGATCAGGTCGCAATGCGGGCTGGCGGCCTTGATCGCGCTGCGCACGGCATCGTCGAGCGCCACCGGCTGAATGCTTCCGGCGATCTCCGCCGGCTGCTCAGCCGGCAGCGTATGGCCAGCCGGGATGCTGACGTAGGTCAGCGCTCCCACGGTCGCCAGCTCGACGCCGACGCTGTTTCCGTCTGCGTCGACGGGCAGGCGCAGCTCGCGCGTGACCTGGCTATCGATAAACTTGCGGTAGCTGAGGATAGAGCTCACAGCGGGCCTCCCGTAGGGTGCGCAGCATGTGCTGCAGTGAATGAGTGCGCCGGGCATGGCCCAGCACGGACACCAGGCTGTCGAGCCGGCCGCGCTTGACGGCCTGCCGGAACACGTACAGGCCGCGCCGTCGAACGAAACGCCGGCTTGACCAGGTGCGATAACCGACGAAGTTGATGCCGCGCGTCGCGGGCGCCAAAGTGAAACGAGACAGGCACAAGCCAAGCCCACCGAGAAACTCAACGATGCGCGCTTGCGCAGCCAAGAGCGCCAGGCGCGGCAGGCCAAACAGCACGAAGTCGTCGACATAGCGGCAGTAGCGATTTACGCCCAGCGTCCGCTTGATGAAATGATCGAGGGGGTTAAGGTAAATCAGTGCATAGAGCTGCGAGAGCAGGTTGCCGATCGGAATGCCGACCGGCTCTCCATGGTCGGCAAAGCGCATCATTAAATCGACGAAGCGAGCGTCCTTGATCTTGCACGCTATCTGCGCACGCAGCACTTCACGGTCGATGCGATAGAAAAACTTGCGAATATCGAGCTTGAGCACATAACTGCCCGCCGGGCAGGCTTGTAGAGCCGACTGCGCATAGTCGGCCGCCTTGTGCGTGCCATAGCCGCGCCGACAGGCGAACGACTGGTCAATAAAGCCGCGCTCGAATATCGGACCGCAGACGGCGTATATCGCATGCTGCACCACCAGGTCACGGAAAGCCGGCGCGTAGATTATCCGCGGCTTCGGCTCGCTGACTTCAAAGCTGTGGTAAGGCTGCGGGCGATAGCTGCCGTCGGCGAGCCCCTGATGGAGGGCGTCGAGATTGCGCGCCAGGTGTTTTTCGAAGGCAAAGCAGGAACGCTTGCCGTGCTTGTTGCGGGCGGCGGCGTGAAACGCGGCCAGCAGCGCCTCAGCGGTAAACGCCTGCTCGTAAAGATGGCCAACGCGCCTCATGTCGCCTGACCTTCGAGCCCACCGAAGGCGGGCCTACCAGAAAGGCGGAAGCCCGCCGATTTCGCCGCAGCACAAAACACCCGCGCTGCGCGCCGGAAAGCGCCTCCCTTGATTCCACTACGACCAAGCCGCGGCCCTTGAGGTGAAATCGAGTCCGCCCGGAACCCCACGTTATCGTTCGAGTTGCTCCGCGCATTGTTGAGATTCAACGCCCAGACCCCGGCATTCGACCCGTTGTTCCAGTTCCCGCCGGAGATCGTGCACATGTCAAGACGCCTCCCGTTTATCCAGCTGGCGCTCGGCGACAATCCAGCCGCCGATCATCCTGCCCAGATCATCAATCAAGCGCGACAGCGCGAGATAGCGATGCTCGCCACTCGCAACTGGCGATCGCTCCACGCGCTTGCCGTCCTTGAATTCAAAATAGCCAAGCGCATGCGCCAGCCTGACGAACATGCGCAGCTGCTCATGCCGTATGTCGAGATTGGCCAGGGTCGTTTTCTTGTAGTAGCGCTTCTGGCACTCGACGATGAAGCCGTACGTCTCATAGGCCGCCTGACGAATCTGCAGCGCTAGACCATACTTTTCGTGCTTCGGAAAGTGGTTCAGATGCACATTCATCAACTTCGCGAACTCCATGAATTTGCGGTCCAGCTTGGCTTCGTCGTGCAGGCCCATCGCTATCGCTCGGGCCATCAAAGATACAAGGCCGCCCGGAACCCCACGTGATCGCCCGAGGCGCTCCGCGCAGCGGCGAGATTCAACGCCCAGACCCCGGCAGGCGACCCGGTGTACCAGGTCCCGCCGGAGAGCGTGCACATGTCATTCGGCCGGTAGTCATATAGCCCATCATTGCCAAAAGCGTTTGTGCCGCCAGTCCCGCCGACTAGCGGGATTCCCAAACAGGCCATCTCCCATGCGACTCCTGACTGCGCAGAATCAAAAACTTGAGCAGCGTTGCCGAATAATTTGGTTGTGCCGCTCGCCAGTAGCGCGCCATAAGTCGCCCCGATATTGGTGTAATTGGCGGCAAGTCCGGCCGCGCCCCAGGCGTCTGTCGCCAGCGTATTGCCCCCAGTCAAGCTGGCCATTTCCACGGATTTTTTGAGGATGTAGAAGCTTGTGCCGTCCGACGTCAGCCCTGGCGTGACCTCCCACATCAGGCCATTGAGATCCGCGACGCCGCTCTCCTCACCGTTATGGGTGGTCTTGTTGAACGGCACGCCGCTGCCGGTTTTGCCGCAGTTGGAGTAGCCATCCGACGTGTAGAGCACGCCGGCATCCTGAGAATCTCTCAGGCTGTTGTTGTTGCAGCCTTTGACAAAATTGTTGGTTGCATCCCACCAGGCGCACCAGGTGCCTGATGCACTGGCCATGGCCCTGGCATAGGCGAGCAGCCCGAGGTCGGAGCGCATGGCGCGCGAAGAGGCGAAGAACTTCGGCCCGCGGGTCTTGGCGGCCGCCAGAGCACCGCCGTAATTGTTTGGTGGTGCCCCATTCAGCGCCGAGAAAGGCGAATGGTCGACGTGCGACGACAGCGGATTGCCACCTTTGATCGACACCGCCATGCCATTCGCCCCCGCCGAGCACTTGTACTTGTCGACGAAATAGCCCGACTTGACGCGCCCGCCATCGATGAACGATCGGCGCGAGGCAAAGCCCAGGGCAGCCGCATGCGTGGGGCCGTCGAAGACCCTGGCGTCGAGAATCTGCACGCCGTTGATCGCCAAGCCGTTGGTCCCGTTGCCCCACTTCCAGACGAACTCTGGGATCCAGCACATGATCGAGCCGTCGGCAGTCTGGTAGTTTCCGCGCGTCGGGGCGTAGGGGTCGTCGGCACCATACAGCGGCACCATCCCCCTCGGCAGGGTCTCGGTGCAGACGCCGACACCGAAGCCTGGGCCGTCCGGATCGCCGATACCGAATACGCTGGAAAGCGTTCCATTCGGGCCGATAGTCCCAATCTTGCGCCCTTCCCGATCGACCACCATACGACTGTCGATAGCCGAAAGCTGAGCTTTCTCCCAGTTTCCTTTAGGCACTTTGTCCCCTTCTTTTTGTGTCGATTACAGGCTAGTGACGACGAGCAGCGGCTCGGCGGTGATCGCTTCCCACTGTTCGTCGGTGAAATCTGCACGGGCAACGTCTTCGCCGTCTGGGTGCCACTTGTGATCGCCGCGCCAGAAGGCCACGTCGACCGTGGTGCGGATGTTGTGGGTCGGCTGCTGGGCGCCAGTGTCTGCAGCGGGCTCTGCGGCAGCGGCTGGTGCGGCGTCCTGGATCTTGGTTTTCGTGGTCATCGGTCTCGGTCCTTTTCGTTGCCACGCACCGCCACAGTCGGCGGTGCGGGAGCGTGCCACTTGCGGCGCGGGGTATTCGCTTAGGTCAGCCAGGGGCAGATGTAGAGCTCGACGGCCTTGAAGTTCGTGTTGCTCCCGCCACTAGCGAGCCGCTCGGCCTCGATCAGCGCCTTGGCGGCAGCGCGGTTGCTCGGCGCGACCACGAGCAGGTTCGGGGTGATGCCGAGCGGGCGGCCGTCGTCGCTGGCGTAGGCCATCATCGCGGCGATCGCGGCGTTGAAGTTGGTGGCGTCCAGCGTCTGCTTGCTGCCGTAGGCCATCTGCCAGAAGCCGTAGCCGACGTTGGCACGGGCATCGACGCCGTAGCGGTACTCGTCGCGCATCCACACGCCCTCGTCCTTGGTGTCGGTGAGCGAGGTCAGTGCGTAGTCGCGGCGTTTCTGGAAGATGATCGGACGCAGCGGGCGGCTGGTGTCGAGCAGAAACCAGGCGCTGCCCGATCCGCCGCCGTTGTTGCTGACCACGCCGGCGCCCACCGGATGGTTGGCGTCAAAGAAGTATTGGCCATCGAAGCAGCGGGTGGTCCAGCCGGCACTCAGGAGCGGGAATACCAGCTCGTCGGGGTGCGACGCGGCGGCCTGACCCATGCTGGCGAAGAGCGGCGTCAGGATGCCGTAACTGTCGTCCTCGATGTCGTCGCGCGGCACGCCGATGCTCGCCTCGTACTTCTTGTTGATGATCTGGTAGCCAGAAGCCGCAATCCCCTTCACCTGTCGATCGCCGACCCACTCGCGCAGCTTGGGGAACTGCCCGAGCCAGCCGTAGTTTTCCGTCTTGCTGGTCGAAGGCACCAGGGTGGCGACCTTGCCCCACATCGGCGCCACGCCGGCGAAGGCGTCGTTGTAGGCGGTCTTGAAGCCGTTGTACATGGCGTTCAGGCTGTCGCGGTTGACGATGATGCCGCCGAATCCGATCAGCAGACCATCGGCGGCCGAGGGCGGATGCAGCAGCCCGGTGAGCAGGCCGACGGCGATAATCGCCAGGGCCGCCACGGTCAGCGCGGCGGGAGAAAGGGAAAGGCTTCGTTTCATGGTGTCAGCTCCTATTGATAAGGCGGGCGGTGCGTGCGCAGGGCGGGCTTAGGGCGGGCGTAGGGCGGGCTTAGAACTTGACCCAGACGCCGTCGGCGTCCACTTTCATGATCGTTCCGGCGACCGAGCGCGTCGATCCGCCGTTGGTCTTGGCGACGGTCTGGTCATCGACGATGTAGCAGAGCGCGTTGATGTCGGTATCCGCGATCAGGTCGCCCGCGCTGGAGTTGGCGAACCGGAACGTCCCCCGATCCACCTTTGCGGTCACCGCCCCGTTGGCGCCGGCCGTGTTGTCGATGGTTTCCTGCACCACGCCCACAGAGACCAGCGTCGTCGCGACGGCGCCTTTGGTCAGGAAGCCGGAAGCATTGATGCAGGCGATGCCGCCCGCCCATAGCTTGGTGGTCGCGGCGACGCCGAACCCGTAGTTTTGGTTGGCGCGGCGCGGGGTGTTGCGGTCGGCGGTAAGGGCTGCCATGTCTGATATCTCCTGGTGATCTCGGCGTTACGGCTCAGGCGGCCGCGGCGCTGGTCTTGGTCTTGAGGTAGGCATCCTGCGCAAGGCCCATCGTCTTGCAGATTTCAACCTCGGTGGCGGACAGCGCCGCGGTAGCGCCGCTTCCGACCTGGCCATTGCTCTGCGTCTCGTTGGTCTTGACGATCACCGGCGCAGCGGCGAGGAAGGCGCTCAGCGCGGCCGGGTTGCTCTCGCCCAGGCTCTTCGCCCAGGCTTCGGTCGCCGGGGTGATCTTGCCGGCGGCGAGACCCTCGGCGACCAGCGCCGCGACCTTGCCCGCGGAAATCTCGGCAGTGAGCGCGGCGAGCTTGCCCTTGGCCTCGGCGTGCTCGGACTGCAGCGCCGACAGCGCGGCGATCGGCACATACTTGGCCGGGTCCGGTGCGGCGCTGATCTGCGCGCTCAGGCTGGCGACATTGGTCTTCAGCGTCGCCACGGCAGCCAGCGCTTCAGCCTCGGTGGCGGTGTCCTGCAGGCCGAGCGAGGCGAGCAGGTTTTTTAGAGTCTCGGGCATGGATTGCTCCTGTTTGTGGGGGGGGGATGCAAACAGCTCGGCCGCCAGGGCGGCGAGATCGGTCAGGCCGTCGAGGCCGGGGTCATTGGTCAGCGAGGCGTGCAGGAGGCTGAGCACGCGGCCGCTCGCCTCGTCGTAGGAGAAAACCGGGGAGAGATAGCGGTACTCGCGATCAGCGATGTGCTTGGCGGCCTGCGCTGTCCATTGCACGCCCAGCGCCCAGAGTCCGTTATCGCGCCATTCGAGCTGGCGGAACCAGCCGGCCGCCGGGGCTTTTTCGCCGTGGGCCTTGGCCCGCTTCAGCGTCGCGTGCTCGTAGTCGACCACCCGGTCCGAGCTGCGGGCAAATGCCTCGGCAACCAGGCGCGCGCCGTCTTCCGGGGTCATCACCCACTCGGAGACGTCAGTCGGGCGACCATCCCACGAGCGGAACTTTCCCGCCGGCAGCAGGCGCACGTCAGCCGGAGCAGAGCCTGCAGAGGGAAGCTCGATAGCGCAGGCGGCAACGCCAGCCAGAGCGCCAGAACCTGCGGACAGGACAGCGATGGCCGGCAGGCGTTTCTCTCTGCTGGGGGGTGTGGGGAGGCGATTCGACATGTGTGGATTGTCGGTCGCGCGCGCGCGGGCTGGGAG